TTGGTTTCATCCGACCCTCACGTATAGGTATGTCCGGTCAGTGCTGGCCGTGCTGCTGTGCGTCAGCGTGAAAGAGCCTTTCGCCCGAGCGGACAGGTAGACGTTGGTCATCGCCGCCGCAGCGTTCGCCGTGGCTGGCGACCAGATCACGACTTGATTCGATTCAAAGAGGTTGTCCGTAACCACGGTCGTGGTAACGCTCGCCGCCAGCGTGAACGTGCCCATGTTCGCGCTCTTGCCGCCGATCAACGCATTCACCGCCTGTGAGAGGGACTTGTAATGTTCCTCTGCACGCTGGCTATGCTCTGGCAGGAACCTGATCGCCATCAGGCCACCGCCGATTCAACGGCTTGGTACTCGACGCCTAGCGCAGACTCAAAATTGCCGTCGATCGTAAGGCGCACCCGGTGATACCGTGCCTCGGCGCGAAAGTCCGCAAAGCCCGTGCGCGAGTTCGGCGTGCGGGCTGTCGTGTAGGTCACCGACGCGCCCAAGCTGTCGCGCGTGCCGAGCGACACCGTTAGCGTCGGCGCTGTGCCGATGACGAGCGGCTTGACGCCCTGCATCCGCACGAGACGACCGGGCACGATCTCCACTTCGCCGCCGTCGATCAGCGCAGGGAACGCCGATGTGCTAAACGTGCTGAGGCGGTACGCGCCGTCGAAGCCCAGGATCGTATTGTTGCCGCCCTTCCAAACGTCGGAGTCAAGCGACGGCGTGACGAGATCGAGCGATGCGAAGTAAGTATCCATCTCATCGAGCGTGATCGCCGCCGTAAAGCCGGTCACCGTCACCCACGAACTATCGGTGGCGCGGCTCCATCGGCCTTCGACATAGTTATAGATCAGGACGCTATCCGGAACCCCGATGCCACCCGCTGTGCGCGATGTGTAGGTCCAGTAAATGCACTTGTTCGCGTAGTCCACGGCCCCGTACACGCGCTCTTTGTAGTTCGTGTCAACGCTGTCGGCGAAGTAGTTGTCCACCTTCTTGTCGCCGATCGGCTTGACATCAACGCCGTCGGTAACATAGAAGCCGTCACCTGAGGCAAAGTACGTTAGCCGCCCGATCTGCACTACGGCATTAGGAAACAATGCGCCGCGATTCTTCTCGATTACGTCGAACTGGAACACGACGTTCCCGCCGACGTAGGACATGCGGGTGATGCCTTGGCGCTGGAAGATGATGCCGAACTCCTGCCCGCCCGCGATCGCCGTCACCGGACCATAGGCAAGATTCAGGAACTGTTCGCCCGCCTGCACCGACTGCGCCGCGCCGCTGCCCGGAGTAGGCCAGTTCTGCGGGTCGTCGATGGCGCACCACTGCAAGCCATTTGGCGTTACGGCGGCGAGGTTGGTGTCTCCCAGCACGACGAATCGCCCGATGACGCCGAGGCAGCGCGCGAATGGCGCAGTGCCCGTGGTGGCGAGATTGGCGAAGTCCGAACCCGAGGCCACGACCAATGATTGCGGCCGATTGGCGTAGTTCGTGCCGATTACAAACTCGTCGAACTGCACGAACTGCCAGTAACCCGCCGCAGCCGTGGTGTAGGTTCCGGCGAACTTGCTGGTAAATGCGTTGCCCGCGCGGACGTAAATTTTATCGAGGGTGCCGGCGTACAGGAATCCCGAACCTGACGAGTCGAACACGCTGATAGCACCATAGGGCCTTCCTACCAGCGCACCCGGCGACCCGTTGGCCCCGAGGTATGGCTTGTAAACCCCGTCCGCCGGGACGACATTCTTTGCCTCCGTGAGGCCGGGATTGTTCAGGGAAGGCATGTCCGGCAGCCACTCCCCGAATGGCACGACCTTATCTGCTTCCCTCACCCGAGCACCGCCGTTTGAGCCGAGCCCATGCTTTCCTCGTCGCGGATCATGTCGCGATAGGACACCAGCGAATCGGTATAGCGGTCCATCCAGACCGAGATGCGTGAGTCGTTCTTCAAGAAGGGTTCCACCTCCAGCAGAGAGCCGAAAAGGATCAGGTCCGGCGCGTTCGTCATCAGCCAGTTGGTGCCATCGCTGTCATTGCGTAGCAAGGAGGGCTTCGCGTAGTAGGTGCCAGACACCGGATAGTCGCTGTCGGGCATGGGCCCGAACACAAGAGCACCACGGTCCTTACCGACCCAGACAGGCCTGCCCGTTGCGCCGTTGCGCGGGTAGTGCTGGTAAATGGTCTGCGCACTCTTGCGCAATAGCGGGCGGTTCGGGCTGCCGACTGTCGCCGCCCACTTCAAGCCGAGGTAGTCCGCCGGCAGCGTTGCGATGCCAGCGGCCATCGTCACCGAGAGCGCCGACTCCATCCACGGACCCCAGTTCAGCGGTTGGCGGAAGAACGCTTCCTCCCAGTTCTGCACGAAGTTCGGCACAAACGTCGTCAAGTCGGATCGCGCGCAGTAGTCGGCGACCGCCGTCTGAAGCGTCTCGTAACTGGTTATCGCTGCCATGCGCGTTCCACCATCTGCGTCGGTTTCTCGCCGACAACATGCAATGCGTTGATAAGGGTTGAATTCCAGTCGCCCCCGGTCTCCCGGTAGTGACTGAAGCCCGGCACGCCGAGCGTGTAGTGAACAAGGTCAGCAGCCGTGGTGTCTTGCTCACCCTCGAGCGCGTTCCACGACTGCGGCAACTCGCCGATCTGCGCATCCCGCAGCCAGTCGAAGCGGTGCAGGAAATGCCCCGGCGCTTCGTTCACGAACTGGCGCGTGAGGATGCGGTTGGAGTAGTGCCCGCAGTTGAACAGCATCACGCTCGACCAGTTCTTGCGTGGGTAATCGACGTTATCGTTCTCGATCGGACTGCCCAAGTACTTGCGCGGGTGCTTTGTCTTGTAGTCGTGCTTGACGACCATCAGCGCCCTGGTCGGGTCGCGCAGCTTCCACAGCTCCGCGATATCGGTGCGCATCACCATATCGCCGTCGAAGAACGCCGCCCACTCGTTATCGAACCCCATCAACTGCGGGACGAGGAAGCGCGAGAAGATGAATGCGTTGGTGCCGTCACGCTGGCCGTCGAACCCTGAAAGCATCGGGCGATGCAGCGGGACAAACTGCACCGGGACCGATGCGCGCTCGATGACCGATTGGCAGAAGACGTGATATGCCGCCGCCTCGCGCGGATCGTACCCAACGAATGCCCGAATCAAGACAGTCGCTCTCCGCTCGAATCCTCGATGACTCCGGGCTTCGCGTACACCACGACGTAGAACCCATGCTCGCCCGTGACCTGGAAGCTGTGCAGGTCGAATCGCTCCATGAACTTCGGCAGCCACCACTCAGGCGGCGCCTGGATCAGGTGCGCGTTGCGCCCGTCATCCAGCGTCTTTACCGCAGGCCCGGTGTGCACGCTGAAGAAGCCCACCGCTTCGACCAAGCTCTGCAGGTGATCGAGCACGTCGTCGAGGTGATCCGCCTCGACATGCTCCAGCACGTCGATACAGGCGACCATCTGCGCAGGGAACGGCGGGGAAGCGAACTTCGGCACGCCGGGGTCGTACGCCTGATAAGTCAGCTTGTGCTTGACCTTCAGGCTCTTGCCGAGATTGCACCGCGACCCGCTGCCGTAGTCGAGCAGGTGCGTGATCTCGAGGTTGTTGACCATCTGCGAGACGATCGGCGCGTACTGAATCGATGCAACGCCGTAGTTCCCGACTTCATGCAGCTTCTGCTGCTGCGCCCTGTAGCCTTCCGAAATGAGCATTCGTGTCCTCGGTGATGCGGGCAATGTCGCCCTTCCAGTCGTTGTCCTGCTGGCGATAGACCTTCAGCGAGCCGTACCACGGTATCGAGTCGCCTGTCGTGCCGTACCGCCACTGCGATATCGTTGGGACAGCGACAAAGGTCGGCACGCCAAGCGCCCCGCCTAGGTGCGCCACCGCCGTCTGCATGCAGATCACGAGATCGCAGGACGCCACCAGCGCCGCCGTGTCGTCGTAGTCAGCGGTCAGTACCCCGTAGGGGTATTCCTTGATGTCGATGTCGGGGTGCCGTTCGCGATATGCGGCGATTTCCTTCGCGGCGCTCTTGTACTGCAGCGACACCCACTGCGCGTCGATGCTCGATAGCAGCGGGTGCAGTTGTTCGAGATCCCACTGCCGGAAGCGTGCGCCGGTCTTCTCCGTGCCGCCGCGCCATGCGATGCCGATGACGGGCTTGGGCTTGGTAGAAAAAAGCGCCTTCCACATCGTCACCCGGTCGGGATCGGGCACGAGGTAGGGCGTGCCGGGGAAGTCTTCGATCCGGGTGCGATACAGCTCACCCAACTGTCCGATGGCGTAGGACGCATCGAAGGCGCAATCATCCTCAGCCCATCGCGCACCGCCCTTCGACATGCGCGTCCCGTAGACCTTGGCGGCCGGGAACGATCGCTGAAAGAGCGGCGCCAAGCGCGGGTCGCAATCAAGAATCACTTTGCGGCAATCCCGGATCGCATCCGGAACTACGGACGCGAACGATAGCTCGTCGCCAATACCCTGCTCGCCGTAGAACACCACGTCCTTGCCCGAAGTGCCGTCCCACTCCGGTTCGTCCCGGTACTTGATGACGTGCCGCCAGTCGGTGCCGAGCGTGGCGTGGTAGTTCTTCCAGCCGTCCGCGAAGTTGCGCTGCGCGAGCTGCGCAAACCCCAGGTTACCC